GAGCATGAAGACTACTTTCAAACAGTAGGTACTATGCATGCACTGTATATACCAAAGATGGCCTATAGGCCTAAAGGTAAAGATGAATTATATGTATCATTCTTTCCTAGTGAGCTAGAAAAAGATAAAGACATTTACACTGAATTTGTAAGTATAGATTATGATTCTGAAGATCCAAAAAGAACGTTATATTTGCATAGAGCTAATCCACATTGGAAATCAGAATATGAATTAGTTACTTCCAGTTCAGGTTTTCAAAGACATCTTATACCTGTAAGTGAATTAAAAGTTATTAATGATATAACTTCAAGAGGTAATCCTATTATAGAAGAGCCTAAGTTTGTATCAGATATAGGTAAAACATTATTTGATTTACCAAATCCTGATGCAGGTGCAAATTCTGCACTTATAGATAAGCTAGAAGAAATAAATCAAACATTAATCACATTAACTAAAGTAATCAATAAATTCAATAAATAAATCATGGCAAACAGCGTATTAGTAATTGCTGATTCAGGTACAGGAAAGTCAACCTCAATCAGAACATTAGATCCCAAAGAGACTTTCATTATAAACATAGCAAATAAACCTTTACCTTTTAAAGGTTGGAAGAGTAAGTATACTCAGATAACTAAAGATAACCCTAAAGGTAATCTTACCTCAGCTGCTACAGCTCCGGGTATTATTAAGGCAATGCGTCATGTAAATGATAAAATGGGCCATATCAAAACTATTGTTGTTGATGATTGGCAATATATGAGTTCTTTTGAATATTTTGATAGAGCTAATGAAAAAGGGTATGATAAGTTTACTCAGATTGCAGCTAACTTAGCACAAGTTGCTAAGCTACCTAAAGATCTTAGAGATGACTTAACTATCATTTTCTTAACTCACTCAGAAGAGTCAACTGATATTAATGGGAATAGAAAAATTAAAGCTAAAACTGTTGGCAAAATGATTGACAACACTTTAACTTTGGAAGGCTTATTCTCAATTGTTTTATTTGGAAAAGTAAATAAAAATGATGATGGTGAACTTGAATATGGTTTTGAAACTCAAAACAATGGAGAGAACACATGTAAATCACCAATGGGTATGTTTGAAGATAGATTTATCAAGAATGACCTACAATTTGTAACAAGTTGTATTGAAGAATACAACAAATAAACTAATAATTAAAAAAAGTAAATTATGTTAAGTACTAAAGACATGTCTGCCGGATCAGGCGGAACTAAACCAGTAATTGGAACAGGAAATCAAAAAGTAAAAATCAATTCTATTACCTTTGATCAAACACCATATGATGCAGATGCATACAATATTACATTACATGTAGAAGGTGAACCTATTGAAGGAGAATTCAATGGTTTTCTTAAAGACGTTAATAATGTAAATGGTCCACGTTATGAAGGTCAAGTTGGTAGAGTAAGATTTTCTCCATATCCATTTAAAGATGCTACATTAGCAAATGGTAATGAAATTAGCCGTGATACTGAAGTTTTGAAAGCAATGGTCTTTTTGGCTGAAGTTGTTGGCAAAAGAGATGAGCTTGATGCTATTGAGGCAGGAACAATTGAAGACTTTATGATGAAGGCTGCAAAGATTTGTTCAGGCACTGGCTATATTAATGCTTGCTTAGGTGCACGTGAGTGGGAAAATAGAGAAGGTTATGTAAATAATGATCTATTCTTACCAAAGAGAAACAGAATGGGTGTTCCTCTAGAAGCTCTTGATGTAGAGAATTCTAATCTTGTACAATTTGATAAGAATGATAGCAATCATTTCAGACCATTTGTAAAGAAAGAAGCAGCACCAGCTAATAACTTTGAACCAGCTCCTACTGCAGGATCTGACTTTGAACTTTAATATCTCCAATTAGAAAGAGTGGGCTCAGTGTATTGCTGGGCCCATTTCTTTTTAATATCTTTGGTTTTATGTTTAATACAAAAAACATTGTTGGAGAAGGACAAGATGTACCTAGTACTTGGGTGTTTCAATATTACTTAGATCTTCCTGAACAGCTTACTGGTCAAGAAATTAAGATTAAATCTATTTTTAATCCTAATGAAAGAACGCAAAGCTTTTGCATATATGTATATAAATCTATAATGCAGTATAAGATTAAAGACTTGTCAACAGGTAGAAGCGGTAATAAGATAGATCTAGTTAAACTAATGTTTAATATAGACTTTCATGGTGCCATGACAAAAATGACATCAGATTACAACAAGTATGTGCAATCATCAGAATATGTACAACAAAAATTTACACCTCAATCAAGATGGAAAATTGACTTTATCAAAGAAAGACAATGGACTACTGAGGATAGGAAGTTTTGGTTATCTTTTAGAATAGGTAAAACTATGCTTGAAGAGTACAATGTTAGACCAATTTATTATTATAATTTAATTAAAGATGATTCAGGTGAAGTAAATAAGCTAACTATAGGTAGCAAATGGTGCTATGGTTATTTTGATAAGAATGGTGAAGTTTATAAAATGTACCAACCTTTTAGTAAGAAGTACAAATTTTATAAAGCAAAGCCATATTTACAAGGTAAGGACCAGCTTAAGTATAATCAGCCTTATTTAGTTATTTGTTCATCACTTAAAGATTCAATGTGCTTAAAGAGTATGGGTTATAACATAGAAGTTATTAGTCCTGACTCAGAAAATACTATGATTAAACCTCATATTATAGAGCACTTAAAGAAGAAGTATAAAAAAGTAATCACTCTATTTGATAATGATGATGCAGGTAAGCATGCTGTGGAGGTATATTTAAAAGAATATAAAATCCACGGTTTTGTGCCAACTATATGTAAAGACATATCAGATGCTATGAAAGAGCATGGATTTGATAAAGTGCATAGTATGCTAAGACCATTATTAAAAGAGACCTTAAATAAATAATATATGAAATGGTTTATACCGGGAAACGTACCTTCTAGTAAAAATGGAAGAAGATGGACAGGTAAATACTTTATTGCTAGCAAAGCTGTAATGAACTACAGAAAAGCAACTAAAGATATTTATCTTAAATATACTGAAGAGTTTAAAGAAGAGCTCAAGAAGCATGAGCTTCCAGTTAAAATATCTTTTGAATTTATTAGAGGCAGCCGCCATAAGTTTGATTATATAAATCCTGCACAAACAGTGCAAGATGATATGGTTAAGTATGGCTGGATAGAAGATGATAATGCAGAATTTATAATCCCTGCATTTGAGCAATACACATATGATAAGAAGAATCCAGGAGTATGGATAGAGATAATTACAAAGTAATTACATTTGAAGAATTCTTTAGATTAAAACAAATGTTTCAAGGTTTACCTGATGATCAGGAATTAGCTTGGGAAATTTATACAAATAATTATAAGAATGACACTACTGATTTACTAATGCATAAAGCTTTAGTATTTAAACACAGAAAGAAGTTTGCTGATGCGGTTCAATTTATTGATCCACCAATTGTTGGCAGACAGGCTTTATACTATTATATAGATATCCATAAAGCAGATTCTATTTATAAACAAATATTAGATAAAATCATGAATCAATGATAAACATACAAGATCAGGTTGCAAGAACAACTAAAAATTTAATATTTACAGAGCCCTTTTACGGGCTCTTTTTAATTGGTATCAATAAGCAATATAGTGAGCGTATTCCTACAGCAGGAGTAAGCAAACAAGGTATTGGTATGCAATTGACAATAAATCCAGAGTTTTATAATGGACTCAGTGAAGATCACAGATTTGGATTAATTAAACATGAACTTTTGCATATTGCATTTGGTCATCTTTTATTGAGGGATCTATATTCTAATCACAAGTTATTTAATATAGCTGCAGATTTAGAGATCAACCAGTACATACTGGAAAGTAAATTACCTGATGGTGGTTTATTGTTATCAAGTTTTCCTGAATTAAATCTTCCTAAAAAAGCAGGTACAAAAGAATATTATAAACTTTTGGAACAAGCGCAAGAAGATGGGACCTGTCCTTCATTAGATAATCTAATGGATCAAATGGATGGTGAATCACCTTATTGTCATAGTACGTGGAAAGAGTTTGATGAGTTACCTGAAGCTGATAAAAAGTTAGTTCAGAAACAAATTGAACATCAACTTAAAGAATCTGCTGAGCAAACAGAAAAGAAACAAGGTACTATACCGGGTGAGCTTGCTGATTTGATTCATAGGTTAATGCACATTGAACCCCCTAAGTTTGATTGGAAAGGATATCTAAGAAGATTTGTAGGTAACTCTAGTATAGTATATACTAAAAAGCTGAGACGTAAATACAATAAACGTTATTCAGCTAATCCAGGACTTAAGATTAAATTCAAGAATCACATACTTGTTGGTGTTGACACAAGTGGATCTGTAAATAATGATGAGCTTAAAGAGTTCTTTAGTGAACTTGCACATATGCATAAGACAGGTCATAAAATTACAGTAGCACAATGTGACACCCGCTTGAATAGCGTGAAAGAGTTTAATCCAAAAAAAGATTGGGAAATACATGGTCGTGGTGGGACAAGCTTCCAACCAGTAGTAGATCATTTTAATGAAAACAAAGGGCAGTATACAGCTCTAATATATTTAACAGATGGTGAGGCTTATTCTCCAGAAAACTGTCCAAATAACACCTTATGGGTATTAAGCAGTATTTCTAGTATGAATGATGAACTACCAGGACAAGTAATTAAATTAAATTAATAGAAAAATGGCACAAGTAAATTTAAATGTAACAGAGTTAAAGGAGTTTGTAAATCACATAATTGCTAATAACAGATATTTGCAAGAAGCAGGTAAGAATTCTGTATCCGTAGAAGTTGTAGGTGAATCAGGTATTGGTAAGACTTCTACTATAGTAGAGCTTGCTCAAGATAATAACCTAAAGTTTGTAAAGCTTAATTTAGCTCAGATAGAAGAACTAGGTGACTTAGTTGGTTTCCCTGTACGTCAATTTCAGATGTATAAAGAGAAGCAAGTACCTGCAAAGAAGATTGATGACATATCTTATACAGCAGCACAAAGAGCTGCAGCATCATCAGATTTAGCTAATCTTAAAACTACTACTAAAAAAGTTGGTATGTGGGTTGATGAACTTGCCGTACAAGAGTATCTAAAGAATGGATACAAAATGACAGGTAAGAACAGAATGTCTTATTGTGCTCCTGAATGGATTGCAGATGCAAAAGCCGGTGGTATCTTATTACTAGATGACTGGAACCGTGCTGACACAAGATTTATTCAAGCAGTTATGGAATTGATTGATAGACAATCTTATATCTCATGGACATTACCAAAAGACTGGCACATAATTTTGACAGCAAATCCGGATAACGGTGATTATATGGTTAACAGTGTAGATAGTGCACAAAAGACTAGATATGTAACGGCTAACCTTAAGTTTGATGTTAATGTATGGGCACAATGGGCTGAGGGTGCAGGTATTGATACACGTTGTATTAACTTCCTATTGCTCCATCCAGAGTTAGTAACACAAGAGACTAATGCAAGATCAATTACTACATTCTTTAATGCAATATCAAGCTTTGATTCTTTTGAGGATAACCTTAGTATGATTCAGATGATTGGTGAAGGTAGTGTTGGTGATGCTTTTGCTTCTATGTTTACAACCTTTATTAATAATAAGCTTGATAAGCTGGTAACACCTAAAGATTTGTTGACTCATGAAAACGAATCATATATCTTGGGTGAGCTTAGAGGTTGTATTGGTAAAGATGACACGTACCGTGCAGATATTGCATCTACTCTTGCTACAAGGCTAGGTAACTTCTCAGTTGTTCATTCTAAAGATAATACAATAACACAGAAGTTAACAGACAGGCTGATAGCTTTATGTACTAAAGATTATTTTACTAATGATCTTAAGTATTTAATTGTACGTACAATTTTTAACGGTAATAAAAAGAAGTTTAACAAGTTGATGATGGTTCCTGAAATCATCCAAATGACAATGAAGTAAAATGGCAAATAAATCAGTATATCAAAAGTTTGATGCTGATGCTTTAAAATACTTTGGACTAGAAGCTGACCCTGTATATGGGTTGGTTTCTAGTACTAGTATTGTTGAAGTATTATGTTCACAAGATCAAACAACATATGAAAAAATAAACACTATACTAACGGTCCCTACAGAGGATGACCAAACTTTTAGAACCAAAAAGAAAGCTTTTATACTACCAAAATGTAATGTATCACAGGATAGATTGAAAGCTGCTCTTAAAGAGCATGGTATAACTGTAACAAATGATTATGAAATAGCAGATCTAATTGTAGGTCATGATGAAATATCAACTTATAAATTATCTAATGCTGAGAATATTCCTTCTACAGTAATGATGAATAAGATATGGAATTATGAGACTACAAAAGGAGATGTGAATGGACATGGTATTATTAAAAAGATAGGTGATTCAGGTTTGGAATGTATTATTACACCAAAGATCACAGATAATGTAAGATACTATGATATAGATATAGAAGATAGTTTGTATGATGTCTGGATGTTAACTGGTATGGCTATAAACTTGGCTCATATAATTGATACTACAGATGTTAGTGTTATTGATCCTGAGACAGTGCTTCATGCGTCTGCTACTAAAATGACTCTTGATGAACAGCTTCTTAGTGATCTTAAAACTCAGTTAAATTCATATGGTGATGATAAAGCTTTAGCTCTTAAAATTGTTCCTACTATTGACTATAAGAAAAACTATCATTTATTGTGGCAGTTTGCACAAGACTGTAGTAGCATAACATATGCAGACAATAGAGATAAAGATTTGCAGTATTGGTTAGAAGCATCAAAGTTTAATGATTTTCATCGTAAAAGTGCACAAGACATGATACTATGGTTGGAGCAAGAAGAGAAACTTGATACAACAACGTTTAGATATCTTGAGCCTATAGTAAGAAGAGAAATAAGCATTCATAACAGAGACCTTTATACATTTAAAGTAGCTGTTAAAAAAGAATATCAAAAATATTTAAAACATGAAAAAAAGAGTAAGATTAAACATTAATATAAAATCATCTGCAATTGATGATAGCGGTAGATTAACAAAAGATGCTTTTGAATGGAATCATCTTGATGGTATGCATGTCTTTAGCAGCAATAACTGGGAAGTTAGGATGGAAGATCTAACTAAACTAGGTGTTGCTAATTTAAAGAAAACAGTTGATTTACAAGATAAAAAGATCTATAGGTATCCTAAGTTAGATTTACCTAGACAGAAAGTTGACCTTTTGAAAGAAAAGTTTAACTGCAAAGTTATCAGAGATGCTTCTAAAGCTGATATAAGTATAGTATCTATGAAGTTTTTTGATAAATTAGTTTCTAGAGAATGGAAATCATCTATTACATATGTAGAGTGCTATAAGATTTTAGCTGAATTAAAGAATATGGATTTGCTTTCTTCATCAGCTTTATATGTTTTAAGAGACTTTATGTCTAATACAGATGTAAACTATAGAGTTAGTTTTAGCTATGGTTCAAACTGGAATGAAGCACAGACAGCTCAAACTGATAAAGTAAAACAAGTTATAGATCAGCTAGCATCACAAAATAATAAATCTGCTGATCACGGTCATGATTGGATATTACCTGTAGAAAACTATGAATTGTTTGATAAAATAACAAACTCATCTACTGAAATTATTGCAGACACAAGTATATGTGCAATAATAGATGAAGACCTTGCTGTTTTAGAAAGTGAAAAATTTGATGAGGTAGAGAAGATGGTTACCAGTAGTGATATAGATAATAGATCATTAGCTTTAGAGATGTTGGCTAATTCCAATATTGAAAAATCTTTTGATGTAGTATCTGGTATTTATTACTGGCACTATGATTGGCTTAAAGCTACTACAAACTGGAATACAGTTAACGTTAAGGCTTTTAGAAAAAGAATGAAGGCTTATGAAGGAAACCATAATACTCAAGGTATTTACTCTTTTAATAAGTATCTAAATCTTTTGGCTAAAGACAGAAAATTAACTAAATTTGCTGTGGATAGTACAAGAGAAAAGCTTCATACAACATTTCTAGCTAGTTTAGTAGGACCAAGTGCAGATGTATTTAAGGTTGACTTAGATTCTTTGTACATTAATGAAGAATTAACTAATAAAATTATTTCAGATGAATAGAAACATGGAAAGAGAAGAAGACTTTTATGCAGATAAAGATTTTGCATTTAGTTATTCTTCTCTTAACAAACTTTTATTTTCACCATCCTTGTTTTACAAGGACTATATTCTTAAACAACGTGAGGTTAAAACAGATAAACATTTAGTATAAGGTAAACTTGTACATTGTTTAGTGTTTGAACATGAAAACTTAAACAAATAGTTTAACATTGTAAACTGTAAAGCACCATCAGATAGTGTGAGAAAGGTCCTAAAAAATATGTCTTTATATACTGATGCAAAATTGTTATTTGATGTTCCATCTGAAATAGTATTGGATTCACTCAAAGAAATGAATTTGTATCAATCTCTTAAAACAGATGAACAACGTATTGTAAAGATTATAAAAAAAGAGTTTGAACCTTATTGGGAATTCTTATCTAATACTAATGTAGATGTTATTAATGAAGAGACACTATTAGATTGTACTGCTAAAGCTGAAGTTATAAAAGCTAATGAAGAGGTTATGAGTTTATTTAAAAATGAACAGACTGACTTTGATTTAGACCCAATAACTACATATGCAGAACAATATCTTGTTTCTGATCTAGATGGCTATCCGTTTAAATTACATGGATATGTGGATTACTATACTGTTGACTCTGAGTCAAAGACAGTAACAATATGTGATCTTAAAACATCCGGTAAAACTGTTGATGTATTTGCAGAAAGCGTAGACTTTTATAATTATTGGTTGCAAGCTGCTATTTATTCTAAAATGGTTTATGATTCTCTTGGAGATGATAGAGATGATTACACTATAGAATTTAAATTTATTGTGATTGATAAGTATAATCAAGTATATGTTTTTGATGTATCTTAATAATCTATGGGAAATTGAGCTTAAGGTCTTGGCGGTGTATTAAAAACTGCATGATGTCACTACAATTAGAGATACTATTTAATAC